TTGAAGCTTTAAGGCGTTCTGTTGATGTAACAAGCAAGGAGTTCAAGGAAGCTAGAGATGAGATTGAAAAGATAGACAGAGCTTTGAAAGAGGCTAGCGGTACTGTTGTTAGATATTCCAAGAACTCAATCAATGCTCTTCGTGCCCAGAAAAATGAATTATTAGCCGTAAGGGATTCTGCTGACCTTATGAGCAAAGAGTTCAAGGAGGCTGGCGTTGAGCTTGCCAAGTTGGACAAGAAGCTTGCCAAGGCTGAGGGCAGAGGGCGCGGCGGAAGACTCAGGGCTGGCGCTCAAATTGCAGGCACTGTGGCAGGTGCTGGTGTGTTTGGCGGCCCTGAAGGCGCAATTGGGGCGTTAGGTGGTGGACTTATTGGCGGCGTCGGGGGTGCGGTGTTGGGCGGCGCGATTGGCGCACAGGTTGGTCAAGCAAGGAAAGCTGCCGGTGAAGTCGCCGAATATGTAGCTGAATTAAATCTTGCTAAAGGTGCCCTCGGCGGGGTGTCTAAAGATATTGTTGAGTACAATCAAAATCTTGAGTTTGCCAGAGAGATCAGCAAAAAATACGCAATCAGACTCACTGACGTAGTTAAAGGTTTGACGGGTGTCACTGCTGCTGCAAAAGCAAACAACCTTACTGTCAAACAAACTCAAGCGATCTACGAGGGTATTACCGTCTCTGGTGTTGCCGCAGGTAAATCTCAAGAAGATTTGCAGGCATTGTTTCTCGCCACAACTCAGGTTCTGAGTAAGGGCAAGGCTAGTGCTGAAGAGATCTCTGGGCAAATTGGTGAACGCATTCCTGGTGCCGTGGCAAAATTTGCTGCCGCGAACAAGATTAGCCTTCAGGAGTTGGCAGAACAATTCAAGAAGGGAGAGGTGACAATTGCAAAATTCGTCAGGTTCACCGAGCAGCAGGGTGAGGATTACGCAGAGGTTGCTGAAGCTTTAGCCAGTGGCCCTGAAAAGGCTGGGATCAGACTGCAAATTGCGTTAGATGAAGCGGGAGAAGCGTTTGGCGGGTTCTTCTTGAACACAGGTGCAGGCTTCCAAGACTACTTAACGAATCTTGTGGATTTTGTTATTGATAACGAAGAGCAGTTTAAAATTTTACTAGCAAAAATAATTATCTTTGCGGAAGATGTTTACGACACGTTTGCTGGCCTAGGTAAGGCTATTTGGCAAATTTTTGGAGGGGTCTTTACAGGTATAGGCAAATTAATAGTTGAGTTCTCACGGGCGACCTCCGCCATGTTTAGACAGCAAGACCTAGAGGGTCTTGTTAGGGAGAAAGGACTAAAGCCAAACGATATAAGAAGGCAGGCTTTTAACCAAATACAACAGGAATCAGGAGATCTTCTCGCTCCTTACAAGGACAGAGGAGCACTCAATGACCTTTACAACAAGTTGTTAGTAGATGCTGCCGGAGTTGACAAAACTAATGAAGAGAATCGGTTGGCGGAGGTCTTGAAGAAGTTTGGAGGAGAATACGTTGCCCCCGCATTTGCCAAGCCCGGTCAAACCGCTCCCCCTGCCGCCGACCTGGATGGCGGTGGTGACGGCAATGGAACTGGTAAGACCAAAACCAAAGGACCAGGCCGAGCTGATTTCAGCATGTTAGAGGGCGCTTTTGCTCGCGATGCAGCATTAAGAGTGAAGAGGGAAACTGCAGCACTTGGGATCAAAATATTAAAAGCAGAGACTGAGGGGAACAAGGCGCAGGTTTTTGCTTTAAAGCAGGAGCAGGAAAGGTTAAAAGTAAACCAAATTATCACAAACCTTGAGGAGCTAACAAGACAAAGAGCAATCCAGATAGTAAATGCTCAAACAAAAGGACTGGATGTCACAAAGGTTCAAAGTAAGCAGTTAAACGATTTAAACAATCTCCAGCTTGCGAGGTTGGATAAAGGCGCGCTTTTGGAAGAGCAAGAATTAAAAAGGCTAAGTTTCAATAGAGAAATAACAGCTGAGCTAGAAAAGCAAAGAAAGTCTTTCGAGGATCAGTTCCTAGACAGGCAGAAAGAACTTGGCTTGATCTCATCCGATGATTACAATCAAGTTCTCCTTGGTAGAGAGAGCGAGAGGCTGGCGGATCCGAAGCTTGGCCTAACCTCTGAGCAGCAATCAAGAGGTCTTGACCAGTACCGCCAAACAATAGATCCCACATTGACGCAAGGCTTAAGTCAAAACATTGCCAAGATGAAATTAGAACTTGAAGACCTAGTGAATCCCATTAACCAAATCACTGGCGCAGCAAATGCAATTGGCACTGCGTTCTCTCAGTCGTTCACAAATGCAATTACTGGTGCCACAAGTGCAAAGCAAGCATTGTCTGATTTCTTCAAGAGTGTTGGCAGTTACTTCTTGGATATGGCGGGGCAGATTATTGCAAAGATGGTGACGATGGCAATCCTGAATGCTGTTGTTGGGTTGCTGCCTGGTAGTCCTGGCGGCGGCGGTGGTGGTGGTGGTGGTGGCGATATTTTTGGCAAGATTGCTGCAAGAGGTGGTCTTCGAGCCAACGGAGGCCCAGTAAGCGCAAACACGTCTTACATCGTGGGTGAACGCGGTCCAGAACTCTTTATACCTGGAGCGAGCGGTTCAATCACCAATAACGACCAGTTTGAGGCAGCCCGTAAAGCAATGGGCGGCAGCAACAACAGCTCTAACGACGCCTTTGCTGAAAATGCTGAAGCCATCGGCACCTCAACCTCTTACACTAAGGAAAAAGTGATGGAGCGTGAGCGTATTGCTTCAATAAACAGCAATCCAATTGATGTCCGAGCTGAAACTACTGTTATCAATAACGTTGAGTATGTCACCGTTGAGCAGTTTTCACAGGGCATGAAATCAACAGCTCGGGATGCACAAGCAAAAGTTTTGAGTGATCTTCGCAACCGTCCTGCCACTCGCGCACAGGTGGGTATCAGATGACAATTGCAATTGGCACATACATAAAGTTGTTGGACCACGCTGGTGATCCAGCTGGATATGGATTCCAAAATTTTCACCACGACGAAACAAGAACCTACAACAGCGACAGTTATGTATTTGCAGCGTTTGGGTTTTCCGGTGGCACGGTTGATTTGCAAGCTGGAAACATCAGTGCCAGCCTTGTCTTTGCTGTTAATCAGCTTGACCTAGTAGTTTTCCAGCAAGCGGTACAAGGTCGTTGGTTAATTCAAATCCGCACGGTTTGGTTGGACCCGGATACGCTGGAAGAAGGCAATACCTATGGAGAGGAAGTGTATGCGATCACGGGTTTGGAACACGATAGCAGTCGTTTATCCGTTCGCCTTGGCAGTCCATTGGACGCTGTAAGTCAAAACGCACCACGCAGGTTGTTGACACAAGACCTTGTTGGCAGCCTTCCATCTACCGGAAACATAAACCTCCAATAATGCTGACCCCGAACCGCCAGATTGCTTTACTGCCGCAAGATCGACAGATCATGCAGCTTACTGGAATGAGCGAAAAGGACTATCGCTTTTTCATGCGGCAGGCGATCCTGCATTCAAAGTTGCGACCTGGGGAGCCAACAGCATTTATTGACCCAGTATCAATTTTGATTCAGCTAGTCATTGGCATTGCCTTGACTTACCTAGCGACATTGTTGGCTCCAAAGCCAAAGGCACCAGAAGCGCAAAACCTCGATTCCAAGACGGTCCAAGGTCAGAACCTAGTCAATGGTGCGCGTTTTACACCCAAAAGTGGTTTTGATTCTGTTCAGAACGTAGTTGAGCTTGGTTCTGTTGTGCCGCTTGTTTATGCAAATAGGCAGGTTATCGACGGTATTGCTTACGGCGGAGTAAGAGTCAATACAAATTTAATCTGGTCACAGATCTATAGCATTGGGGGTGGCCAACTGCTAAGAGCAGTGTTCCTAATAGGTGAAGCTAATATCACAAATTTAGACGCCGAACAGTTTGCTATTGGTAACAATTTAATTAACGGTTATGACTTGAATAGTGACTTTGGGCGAATAACAATTTATTCGAGCCCTGATGGGGGTCGTCTTTCGTCTTCTGATCGTATTGCTGGCCAACTCGCTGTAAATGATACAGGCAACGCTCAAAATGCTGGCGGCGGTGACGTGTTCCAGGTTCTCGGCGTAGGTAACGCATGGACAACTGATTTCTGTTATGTATCCACCCCAAGTA